GGATAATTTCACGTTCTGTTCGGTAAGCCTGTGTTTTATCTTCATAAGCTGGCTTGTAACCCTTGAATAGAGATAGAAGTGCTTCTTGTACTGAAGGAGTTTTATTAGCTTGAGCGTTTTGTGCTGCTTGGAATGATTGTTCAGCTCGAAGCTTTTGCATTTCACGTTCGTAGGCGATGTTAGCCTGTTCAGTTTGGAACTTACGTTCAGACTGTGTCTTATCGTAGTCATATAGACGAGAAAGGTCACCTTCTCGAGTTCCTAGAGCTGTCTTCTTTTGATCTGAGTCAAGTGAAAATGCTTGGTCGTTTAGACCTTGAATGGTGTTTTGACTTGCAGCACGTAGATTAGCAAGTGCTGGAAGATACTTCTCTGAAGTGTAACGAGCCTGTTGGTCAGGAGTAAATCCACTAAATAGAGCACCGCGGCGAGTAGCAGCTTGTGTAATGTCACCGAAAGCAGTTTGTTGAGCTGCAGCAAGACCTGCTTCTTGAGCAGTATTATTCTGAGTAGCGATGTCTGTTCGCTGTTGAATTGCCTGACGTTGTGGATCGTAGATCGGATTCGTTTCAGCAACAAGTTGGTCAAGGGTTCTTACTGTTGGAGGGTTCATTTGTTTGTTTTCTGCGTGATACGCTGTTTATTATATTATACCATATTTTCACCCTATGAGAAAGGAGAAAGGAAGGTTGTCAGATAGGCGGTGAAGGTTTCGTTACCCGCTGCAGTTGTTAGTGGGTCGGATTGTGCATTGTAAATGTTGATCTGTAGTCTTACTGTTGATGAATTAAGACGAGAGATTGACACATACACACCATAAAAGGCTGGAAATCCAAGAACTGTTCCCTGCATAAATCTGTAAAGGGCTGTTCCAAGATACTTTCTGTTTGAGTCTTTTGAAGATGAGATAAGGGAGCGAATAGCTGTATTCTTAGTTCCGATCACTAGATCCTGAGATTGGGAGTAAGTTGCTCCCGCTCCAATAACAATAGAGCCCGGAAGGGTAATAACAATCTGACCTTTGTTATCATTCTTAAAGGTTGTAAAGTCTGTGTTTAGTATGAATCTATCAGATTTGCTCATCGAGGTATACCCTGTAATAAATTGTTGAAGCTGAGAATGTGGAGAAGTAAAAGATTAGTTGTGTCTCTGTTACCTCCATTCCAGTTGTCGAACCGGTTACTGCGTCAGCTCCTGTGATAGGAGAAGTAAATCCACCCAGCGTTTGCCAAGCTTGAACTTGTGGAACATAACCCAGATTGTGATTGAAGATAACTCGAGTTACATACCCACCACCAGTACTTGGTTCATTCCAGCGTCCGGTCGCGTAAAGCTTAGGATAGTTATAATCAGTATTTAGTTTGAAGCTGTTATAAATGTTGGTTGCACCCGCGTCAAAGTCGGAATCATCTTCAGGACTGAAAGCGAAAATTCGGTAATAAAGTGTTACTGGAGAGCCTGTTTGGTTATTCATTGAGAATCTTACATTTGTACTATTTGAAGCAACACCCGTTCGATAGGCGAGGTTACCATTAATATAAATACCTGTGTTAATTTCGTATGAAGTAGACCAAGTTGGGTCGGTTGTCCAGAATCCATTTACTAGAGGAATCCCAGCCATACCGTGAGGTGTATCAATATCGGCAAATCCAAAGGCAGCCACAGAGACTGAGCTCTCAAGCGTGAATACGATCTTATCAATAGGATAATCCGTTGATAGGAACATTTGTTTTGCTTTTGCAATATCAGTAGGCATTTAGCCTCCTAGTAGTGTTCTTACGTTTTGTCCGGGTTTCGCTACCCAGATTCCAGCTCGTCCGTCATCTGGAGAAGCACCAATAAGTGTGTTAGGAATACCCGAGTTGTACCAAGTCCAAGATTCGACATCCATTGAGAATAGAAGCTCAGTATCATCTGCTTCGTTTACATCTACACCTTCTTGTGAAATCTTAATACCAAAGTCTTTACCAACTCCCCAGCCGTCTTTTTGGTAACCGATAATCATACGTTTACTTGTACCGTCTGAGAATGTAATAGATTGCTGGAAGGCGTTAATGATGTCAATAATACGGTTAATAGCGGCGATCTGCTGTTGAGGAGACGCTGCTGTTGGAACGTATGGAATTGTATTACCTTTAAGCGGCATTAACGTGGTCGTCCTGATTTAATGATTGCTTCATATCCGTAAAGACGAACTTCTGAATAAAGTACATCTTTTTCGAATCGGTATTGGGTGTTCATAGCTCGACCAGAAAGTGAAACTTTTGGTTGAGATACTCGAGCACCTTGTCCGTAAAAGGCTGTTGGTGATCCGTATGTTTCACCGCCGTCATAGACGATACCTGAAACGTTGAGAATAACATTCTTGTATCTCGCGTCATTGTCAAAGTCTGAGTCCTTACCAACCTTAACGGTGATAGTTCGTTCAGGTGAAGCGAAGATAGCACGGAATGTCCGTACACGGTCTTTAGCAATACCACTTGTGTATTTCTTGTAGTTTGTCCAGTAACGCCATTTGATAATCGCTCCTAGTTGAGAGATTGAGGCTTCACCGAAGTAGATTGCTCCCATTGTAGATGAGCTTTCAATAAGTTCATTTTGTTCAAGTGAGAATGAGATTGGGAGTCTTGTATAAGTTTCTGTGTCGAGGAGCCACTCACCGTATCTGAGGTCGTAAAGGAGCATACGCTGGTGAGTTGCGTCTCCTAGGTGTTTGTAATAGATTCGCCATTCTTTATCAGTTACGATAGAGTCCATTGAATCAATGTCAATAATCTGAGCTGTCTCTGGCTGAATTGGGTCGCCAATAGGACGGTCTTGAGCACCGTCATAGTAGTAAGCTCCACCGTCTTGAGACCAGAAGTATACAACCGTTTCCCCTAGAGAAATAGCTTCTTGAGAAACTGCACCCTTTGTTCCACCCGGAGACTGAGAAAGTCCGAGTGTTGAAACATCGTCACCAAGTAGGAGGTATTTAGATTCCTTTGTAAAGATAACAAGTTGGTCTTGGAATACTACGAAGCCAGTGATAGGATCAGGGCTTGCTGTATCTGGAACATATTGGTAGTTTACTGATGAGACAGTTAGCAGGTCTGGATAAATACCCGAAAAGTAAAGTTTCGTAGGCTCACTTTTTGAGTAGTACCAAGCACGGTCGTGGTAAATAATAACGTTGTCTGGAACTGGGAAGTCTACCGTGTGAGTAGCGGTAGTCATTGCTGCACCGTCCCAAATCATCAGAGAGTCATAACCGTTTACAATGTAGACTTTGTCATAAACAGTTCGAAATCGGACGCGAGTCGCACTTGCGTTTAGTCCAGTTTTGATCGCTGTAATAGCACCTGTTGAGTCGTTAGTTACTCGATAGATTGATGTACCGTGAGCAAAGAGTGTCTGTTTTAGACCAGACTTAGTTACAAATCGGTGTGTACCTTTAACCCCACCAGCGGTTGCTTGGTAAGTCTTAAAGTTCATTTGTCCTGTTTGAGCGAGCCAAGTAGATCCCCCGTCTACTGATGTCATGAGTCCTGATCCAACTACACCAGATGAAACTTGGTAGTTTCCAGTAATAGTAGGTTCAAATCCGCCAACTACAATCCAGTAGGTTGAGCTTGTTGAAAGTACAGGGGCTTGAGGGAAGTAAGCCTTGACATATGCGTATGTTGATGTTATAGCAGAGTTTTGAATTGACCCTTGTGCAAGAAGGTTTCCTAGATTTCCTGAAGCGTTCTCATAAATGTAGATTGTGACTGCGTCATTTGAGTCTACGTTCTTGATAAGAAGTTCAATTCCGTCTAGAGCATTGTTAGTAGCTGGTGTGAAAAGTTGAGCTACTTTATTTAGGTATGAGATGTTTCGTCCGGTTTGACCACCAGTTGATGTGTTCTGCGTTCCTAGAGCCTCTCCAACGGGCTGTGAGTAGAATCCTGCACCGCGGCGGCTTTGTACGGCTACACGTGGGTCTGAGTCGTCCTGTGGGGCTAGAAGACGGGTATTAGTAAGGAATGGAGACTGTCCTTTTGTCTTGTCCGAGTCGTCAATCGTTTGGTCGGGTGTGACCATGTTTAGACCACGAAGACCGTACATCTGATCCATTGATTGAGATGATAGAGTCATGGGTTATCTACCCATTACACGCATGACGTGCTTGTTTCGAGCTCCACGGTTGCGAGTGTACGCGTGAACAAGATCTACAAGAAGTTTCTGGTAATCCAGAGTTTCTTGGTTCTTTACATCATAGTCGTCTTCACGCTTCGCGATACGCATGTAAGCACCGATTTTAAGAAGTTCTTGGAAAGCGTCAGGGATTGCAAAAGTGTTTACAATAGTACCGTCTACGCGAGGAACTTCTTTAATGTAGTCGAATGTAACAGTATAGTCTTTGTCTGCTACTGCTGGGAAGATCATGCTTCCAGCGAATTCTGTCCACCATAGTGGAGTAGTAGGGGTTCCAGCCAGTTGATTATAATTTTGCAGTTGGAAGTCTGCGTAATCAACATAATTTTCGGAGATGTCATAACTTTGGATTCCAACAGCTACAACACGAACACCGATCAGTGTACGCATATCGGAAGGATACGGTACAGAGTTTGTACCAGCGGTTAGTGTTGCGGTTGTTGATTTCTCTAGGAATGTAAGGTTTCGTTTGTTTAGAAGATCCCACTGTGCTTCGTTAAGAGCTTGGTCTAGGTATTCTTCTTCAAAATCTTCATCGTCTAGTCGAGATCTTACGAGTTGTCGCATAAAATCGAGGGTTAGGGACATGTTTGTTTTGGTTTTCCTTTTGTCTTATTATAACATAAAAGCCACCTGTTTACCAGATGACTCTATGTATCTAAGGTGCTAACTACTCTGTTGTAGGTAGTTCTTTTGCAAGTCGTTGAAGAACTTTGAGAGTTGGCTTGTGAGCCTTGAGGGTAGCTGCCGCTTCCTCGAGCTTCATTTTTGCGTTGTCTTGGAAGTTTTCTTCCTTAGACGCTGCAAACTCTTTAGCCACTTCTACTTCTACAAGTGAACGCCAGATAAGCTTTTGTGTACCGTCTAGCTGTGCTGCTACGAATACTGCTTGGTCTTCTGGTGTTGGTAGTTCTGATTCGTCAAACTCTGGGATTTGGCGAAGTAGGTCTTTTAGTGCTGCTTTTGAAAGTGTCATTTTTTGATTTCTCTTTTTACGTAAATTGGTTTAATTGGGATTTGTACGCCTTCTTCACGCTCTGGGAATGAAGGGTGCTTATAGGCGATAAGGAAACCAAGGTATTCAGCTTTATACTCAATACCTACGATCTCGGCACCTTCTGGGATTTCAGCGTCAGTATAAAGCTCGATGAGCTCTTGTAGGTTTCCATAATCTAGTATGTAACCTTGTGCTGGTTGTCCCTTTGTCATTAGAGCTGGGCTGCTTTCACTTTGCGAATAGCCATTTCGACTTGTTCGTTAATTGTTCGGAACTTGTTTCCGATTGGTGTGTAATAAAGTGGTACATCTGTTTCCGCTTTTACTTCTGATTCTGGTAGATCCTGCGTGAAGCCTTTTAGCTTGCCAGATAGGATGACATTTAGATAATCCAGTTTATCCATTATGCGATAAGCTTCTTGCTCAATCTCTGAATTAGTGTCAGGTGAGACAAGTTGATTAGCTGTTGTTGCTGAATGTGACTTTTCGTCCATTTTTGGTTTTTCCTCCGTTTACTACGTTATTGTACCATAATGTTTATGTTTATGCGAAAAAATGCCCTAAAATAGCAAAAAAGCCCCGGAGGAGAGGGCTTTCTGCTTGTTGCGTTAGCTAGTTTTAATCGTTAGATTAAGACTTGACTAGAACACCGTGGTCTACACGGATAACTTTTAGACCCCATAGGGCAGAAGTTACGTATAGGTCACCTAGGTATTCAGTCTTTCGCTGACGTTCCATTTTCACATCGCGTTGTACAGCGATAGCTGTAGACTCTTTGTGGAACATTAGGTGGTTGTTCTGGTTTGGTGATCCGGCAACGAATACGAGGTTTTGAGACATCATAACTTCGATACCGTAGATTTCACCGATTTTACCGTTCTTGATTGAGTTCTGGCTTCCACCTACACCGATAGCATCGTATCGAATGTACTTGTCGATTGAAAGCATTTCCTTTTTACCTTGTGGGGTAACAACGAAGTAGCGTTCATCGGCTGGAGCCTTAGCGTCATCAAGATACTGGTTAGCAGTTAGGATAATTGCGTCTGTAAGTGGTGTACCGAAGGTACCAACAGTCTGAGTGAACCCAGCTGTCATTGCTACTGCAAGAGTCTTATCCATTTTTTCAGCTAGGGCATAACCGGCTTTTTGAGTGTATTCTGAAGCGATGTCGTAAGCAGATTGTGCGTCCGCGAAGTCTTCAACTAGGAATGATGTTTCAAAGTGCTGGTCAATAAGTAGCGTCTGCTTGGTTTCAGTTGGAGCCTGTAGTGTAACCTGTGTGTTCGCAACCTTAGCGTTAGCTGTTAGGTTAGAAAGGTTAGGGATTTCAACTGATTGACCTGAAGACTTGATGTCTCGGTCGTAGTGCTTTACAAGTGGTACAAGTACTAGCTTAGATTCGCGAGCTCGTAGGACTGATTTAGCCCAAATATTAGGTCGCCATGTAGCTGCTGTTGTACCAGTGATTTGTGCTGTTCCAAGTGGCATGATTGATTAATTTTCTTTGTTTGTTTTAATAGGGGGTTTAGCCGCCGAATGGGTTGAAGTCAGGGTTTTTACGAATAAATTCGTTGTACTCTGCTTGGTTCATCTTTTCGACTTTGTCGTAGATGTTCCCTGAATCGGGTGCTGTGTTTGTGGCGTTAGCTCGGGTAGAGCTTGCCTGCTGCTTTTTGGCAAGATTCTTTCTCTCGTCTGTGCGACCAGCGGTATATGAATCATCGCTTTGTACTTCAGCTTTGTTCGCCTTTGCAATTTTGTAAAGGGTTTCCCAACCTTTTGGCGTTTGGTAGTAATTGAATCCTGCGAGGTCGCCTGATTCTTTTGCTTCAATCGCGATGTCGTACATTTCGCCTTCAAGTTCTCTTGCGTCCGTATGTGCTTCAAAGAAGTCAATACGTGCTAGTTTAGCTTCAAGTCGTTGTGCGACAGGGTCAGCTGGATCATTAGTTGCTTCTACAAATTTCTGCTTTGACTCTGCTTTAGCTTCGTGGAAACCTTTTTGGGTATCTCGAAGTCGCTTTGCCAGCTTAATTTCTGTATCAGTTTCTAGTGAAATGTTTTGGCTGTTCGCCCACTTCTCCAGTTCGGGGTCTACGGTATTGTCGTCTTGACTGTTATCCTGAGTTTCCTCAGTATTGTCATCAACTTCAGTCGTATCGTCATCAGTTTGAGGTGTTTGAGACGGAGCACCGTCAGTAGTTTCTTCTTCTTCTTGAGAATTATCTTCCCAGAATTGGTTGTCTTCTTCGTTCGATGACTGACTATTGTCAGTGGTGTCCGCCACATCTTGTTGAAGGGAGTGATCTAGTTGATCGCCTTCGTTTTGTGTGGGAATGGAATCTTTGTCCATCGTTGCTCCTGTTTGTTTGTTTTTAACTTGCCGTGTGCAAGCCTCCAAGCAACGAATATCGCAGCTCTTGGGGGCTTACTAGGACAAGCTAGCTTGCTTGTCTTTTGATGTAGTCGAGGGTCTTTTTGTAAGCACTCGCCTGTATGTTTAGGAACTCACGGTGGTGTCTTTCAAGTTGAGGTTCCCCCGCGGTATCTATGTAACTATTATAACACATTTCTAGATAATCGTAAAATTGTTGAAAATCTTCGTTATTTAGCAGTCTACGGTAGACACCCTTCGTTTTAAGGGCTTTTGCTTTTGCTTCTAGTTTTGCTTCCTCACGGATTACTTTCCGTTCAGTTGCTGGGGTCATAGCGTTTGGGTGCATTTTAGTTTCCTCCTTTAAATGCTATTGCTGTTGTT